TAAATTATTGACTTCTTGTTTTATCTTTTTTGAAGAATCCATTAAATTCCATATAGTTCTTTTAGAATGTAAAACAGTAGCATGATCTTTATCTCCGAATTCAGATCCTATTCTAGCTAAACTAAACTTAGTGTGTTTACTCATTAGCATCATGGCTATTTGCCTTGCGTATACAAATTCTCTTTTTCTTGTTTTTCTTGAGTTAAAATCTTCAGGCAAAGAGAAATGATGCATCAATGTACTGTGTGTGATTTCGCAGAACAAAATTTCATTACTGAATTTTTTGTTCATATTCATCTGATTGAATAAACTTTTTTTGCTTTCCATGTTTAAAAAGGTGTTTCTTCTTCGTTGTTATCTTCAAAAATTGAATGCTTTTCAGCATCTTTGTCAATAAAGAATTCGCTATTTGGTTTTAAAGCATTACTTCTATTTGTGTTTTGAAATTCTTTTTCTTCAAATTCGCTTTTAAAATCAAGATTGGTAATTTTAGTTTGCTCACTAATGAACTTCAACGGAACCTCACCTAATTCACCATTTCTATGTTTTGCAATGATCAACATAAATAAACCATTTGCATCAAAGGTATTGTTTCCTATTTCATAATTATCAATGCCGTAATATTCTGGTCTATAACAAAACAACACCATATCAGCATCTTGTTCAATCTGTCCTGATTCACGTAAGTCTTGAAGCATTGGTTTTTTATCAGCTCTGGATTCTACCGTTCTACTTAATTGAGACAAAGCGATCACAGGTATATTCAATTCCTTTGCTAAACTTTTTAAACCTCTGCTGATCTCGGCTATCTCTTGCTCTCGTGAATTTATCTTTAAACCTGATCTCATTAATTGCAAATAATCAACTACTATCAATTTAATATCATGTTCTTTTTTAAGCTTTCTGGATTTACCTTTTAGATCTAATAATGAAATATTTGGAGTATCATCAACAAATATCTTAGAATCAACCATTTTTTTAGCCCTAGTTGAAATCAATGTTATTTCATCTTCTGATAATTGTTTCTTCACAATTTTAGAAACGTTAACACCTGATAAATAAGACTGCATTCTTGATACTAATTGTTCGTTGGACATTTCAAGAGAAAATATAGCAACTGAATTGCCTAATTCCAATGAAGGATACATGCACATTGATATTGCTATAGCTGTTTTACCCATGGCAGGTCTACCGGCTAAAATGATCAAGTCGCTATCTTGCCAACCATTAGTAACGTTATCCAAAGCATTCAAACCTGTAGCAACTCCAGATTTTTGCTTAGTGTTGATCATTTCATAGCTTTTCTTTAAAATTTCAGTATGAATATCGCCGGCTTGCTTTATTTCATAGTTGATGACTTTTTTTAATGCATTGTCAAGATTTGATTGAGTCTCATTGAAAACATCAAAAACGTCTTCAGTAGGATCCATTGATTTGTTAATTGCTTTTGAACCTATGATGATTAAGTTTCTTTTTAAAGCCTCTTCTTGAAGTATTCTAATATGATGCTCAATGTTGATAGATGAAGCTGCTCTGGATGTAAGAGATGACACGTATTTAGCGCCTCCTGCATTATCAATCTTACCTTCTTGTATTAAATGCTTAACTATAGTAACAAGATCTATTGGAATACTAGCCTTATATAGTTCAATTATTGCAGAAGCTATTATTTTATTTTTAAAATCATGGAACAAGTTAGCGTTAAACTCTCCAATAATTTTATCTATAGCAAACCTGTCTATTAATATTGAACCAATGACAACTTCTTCAACTTCTGTGTTCTTAGGTAGATTGATGATCTCTTTGATTGAGTTGTCTTTTTGTGTTTTCATAGCATTTTAAAATCCTAATAATTTACCGTTTGATTTAACCGATGAACCTTGTTTGACTTCTATGTTGTTTTTATTGATTTTTACCCAATAAATAAAGTGTTTAGAGTAATCACCTATGTGTTTGTGCTTCGTTTCTGTAGCTTCTTGCTCTTTTACAAATATCTTTATGAGATGATGTATTTCATCAATAGATAGGTTGTTTTTCATTGCCACAACCTCGATCATTGATCTATTGTTTAATAACTGTTGCTCTATTGCATCATGGTTAATTTTATCTTCTATTTTAATATGCTTGTTATCAATAAAAAGATTCCATTTATCGTGAAACAAAATGTCGTTATCATCAATAGTTATCAATCCTGATTTAAACAATTTCATGAATATGATTTTCCATTTTGAATAGTTCTTAACATCTTTAATGGAAATTGTAAATTGCTCTAAATTATCTTGGCTGATATACTTATCTTTAAAATGAGCGTAAATGCAATTTATATACAAACTCTTTTCTTGAGAACCTAATTCACTTGAAGCTAGTTCAAATATCTGTTCTAAGGTTTCTAAAGTGATGATACTAAAAACTCTTTTTACCATCATTAAGCCCTAAAAAATCATTGTACAAATGCAAATTACTTGTAAAGTGATAATACCAACCTACTTCAATACCAAGTTCATTTGCAACCATCTCTAATAGTTTAGAAAAACAATATTGATCATTACAGAAACCATACCAAAGATCATTTGATCTCATGTTAACAGTCATGCATAGTTTGTTTTGTACTATTTGAAAATGAGCAGACAAAGTACATGGAGTATCGTAGGCGTAGTTAGCTATCTCTTTACCATCGTAAAAAGTTATAACTGCTTGTCTAGTATCTGTTTTATTGACATTGCTAAATGCAAGTTGATCAATAATTCTATCTAACTGACTGCCTCTAACCCATTGCCATCCATAATTGGATTGAACATTGCCTTGTGGATCCATGTGGTTTTTCCAAATAGGTGCTCGTTTAGATATTTCTTCAGCGTTTTGATTTGCTGATAAATACCATTGCCATTCAGCTTCAGCATAGTCTTTGTTCCACTTTCTATATTTACAAGTAATATCATTGTCTAATGGATTTTCAATTGCAAAACCAACATTAAACATTGCTTTTGTGTTAGCAAAATCTTCACCGATTATAGGTTCTTGAATAATATCATAGAAGAACTCAAACGCTTGATTTGCATTTTTAAATTTTGCCATTATTCTTCGTTTTTAACAAAACTACCATTGACCATTGAACCGCTTCTTTTTGAAATAACTTCATAAGCTGAGTTTATACAGTCTTCAATTTTAACACCTCCTAAGTGAGCCAAGTTTGTAAGTACAACAATACAATCACCGATAGCATCAATAAACTCATCATGATCTTCTTTGATAATTGCTTTTGCCAACTCACCTGCTTCTTCTTGTAGTTTAACATATTGAGTTTTGACATCTCCTTTTGCATATAAACCACGTTGCTCTGCCCAATTTCTAATGTGTTGGAATTGATTATTGAAAATCTTGCCATCTAAAAGATCATCAAGATCTGTTTGTAATTGCTCAGCAGTGTATGGCTTACGAACAACTAATTCAACTTCATGATATTTTGGAGCTCCAACTTTAGGCATATCAAAAACCTTATTGAATTCCATATCAGCATAATAAGTCTTATCATTTCTTGATTTGTGATACCTCATGAATAGATTGTAAATAGGGTAAAACAAATGAACTGTTTGCGGCAAACTAGGATCAAGGTACTTAACCTGTGATGCTGTGATTGTGCATTTTTTGTCTTTTGAGCTTGCTAATGTGTGTTTGATTTCCATGATTATTTATTTTAAATTAAAGTTATACAAATATACAATATTACTTCCAATCTCTATAAGAGTTGATTAATTTTTTATCAAAATTTTCAGGTTTATGAATATTACCTGCTACGTTCCAAAACCAAACGTCTTTTCCTGTATTCTTTGGAACATATTTCCATCCTTTGCCATCATAACTAGGGACAGTATTGAATCTTGGTAAATTTTCATCTTTTTCACTTTTTAAAAATGGCAATGGTTCAGATATAATTTTGGTTCTACCAAGTTCACCTTGTTTCATATTTCTTGCAACACAAACACCATTCATATCAGTATTAGGAAAACCTATCTGAAGACCTCTGGTTAAGACACCTGTAGAAACAACTGACCACATTTCTTCAGGTTCTTTGTAATTCTTGAGAATATTTTCACAAGTTCTTACAAAACCAGCTATAGTATGAGGGTGATTTAAACCAAATGGCAAGAATTCATAACCATTTTGATCTGCATATTTTTTGGCTAGCTTGTTTAAATTAGGCATTGCAGCGATTCTTTCAAACATTACATCTTTTGGACCCATATCCATTATATATGATTGATGATCAGAAATCTCTTTGCAAGCAGGCATAAAAAATATCACTTCTTTGTTATATAGCTTTGCTAACTCCATTATAGCAACTCCTGCGTGACCTACTCGAGGTACTACATAAACCAAAGTATTCTTTTTTACTTGTGAAACCAAAAACTCTCCAGCTCTTGATTTTGTACCACCTTTCAAGACCAAATCCTCTCTTACAACTTTAACGCCTTCATGTTCTACTATACATGGATCAGGCAATAACGATTTAAAGTTTTCAGTTAATTTCAGATAAGCTTCTCTGTTTGGGTATATGACATTAATTTCTTTATTGATGCCGTCAATTATGTGATTATTGTGTGCCATGTTACTTTAGATTTTTTGCGAATTCATAATACTTCTGTTCTCCGATTGTTTTTTTAAGAATTGAGTTGTTTTTCATTTCAATTCCATTGTTTTTAATAACGTGATGTTGAGATTGATATTCTTGAAAATACCTTACTAAATCACAGTTTCTTGAGTCTTCACAATCAATAGGAGTTAAGCTATATCTTTTTGACTGGAATTGAAGAACATCGTTTATGTATTCAAATTCTGATATCTTTTTGATCTTTGGAAATATGGCTTTAATGCATCTTTGAGCATTTGTTCCTGCGTATACCATTCCAAATCTATTTACCATTTTAGGAAAGTACTCTGCTAAATCCGCAGCAAAAGCAGTTAATACAAAATTCTGTTTTTTGAATCCTTTTGAGTTTAACCAAACATTGCCTTCATCTGTAATTTGATAAATATCTTTTTGACCTGTTGCAGCAAACTCATACAAATGCTCTACCAATTCTTTTGAATATTCTAATATGAACTTTTTTAAATGGTTTGATTGTAAATTCTCAAATGAGAACTGAGGCAATAAATAACCTTTGTTATCTGTAAATGGCTTATTCAGAGCTATCAGATCATCTAACCACTCTTGATGAGTATATTTACCTTCTGTAATTGAATTAACTATCCAGAAGTTGCCAAAACCATGTGTACCATGAAAAGAACTAAACAGATCATTTGACTTTGGTTTGTAATTGATTCCTGATCCGCATAATCTAAACAAGTAAAATAACATGAACCAATCAAAATCATTTTTAATTTCATGATGAGTGAAATATTCTCCATTGCCTTTTACATCTTGTTCTTTTCTCCATACAGCTTCTGTGAATGAGCAAAATGCAGCATACTTTCTTGATCCCATATCATATATAGGTACATTGAAAATAAGATCATCATTTACCGCGGATTGAAAATCTCCTTTGAAAGGTTTTTTTTCAATTACATGGTTTTCCATTAACATGCTCCTATGATGATATTCATCTAGAGCTTCTAATAGCTTTTCGTTTATTTCAAATGAGTAATTCATCAGAAAAGCGTTAGTTGTTTGGCCATGTTTCTGATGTAATATGCTGGCCTAATATGAACAGATTGCTTTGGCTCCATGATATCAAATGAAAGATTTCCTTTTTCATTTAAAAATTCAATTGGCCATTCAATATTAGGCAATCCTGAATTCAACATGATTTCATTTGCAACCAATCTTAATTCTTTTCTTAACTCAATTGATCCAAAAAAGTTTTGACCTTTGTATTGACCTGACTTTGGTATTTTACGTGATTCATCTTCTACAGGCAATAAATGAGTAATTGTGCTATTGTACTTAGAAGCGTATTCGCAGTATCGATTGAATAGATCTTTTGTAGCTTCAATAGGATTTGACTGACGAGCTAAATGAAATCTTAGATCAATATTGCCGAAGTAAAAAATTATGTTTTTGTATTGGCTTAAATCTCTTTCTTGTTTTAAGAATCCATGAAGAGTTTTGCCATCATTTCTACTTATTGTATATGTATCATCTGGCCAAACTGAAAGAGAATGAGAATCACCTATCACTAAGTTATCTCTATCAGGAATTGATATTTCTTTGAAATTTCCTAAATCATCAAATTCATGTATTTTTCTTTTAATTGAAAATTGGTTTAATTGAAAACCATCAAGGCTAAGAACAGTACCTTTAAAATCATGAAGCTTTCTTGATCTTATTAACACTTCATTGTTAATACCTCCTATGATGTTAAATGATCCTGGCTTAAAATTAACTCCGTGATAAATGATCAGATAGTCATAATCATCCCAATTATCTTTTTCTGTTAATACTTCTGCATCAAATAATTTTGATACAATATCAACCATTCCTGCAGAATGCGAATTCAAAGAAGTTGCAGGATTATTTAAAATCCCAATAATTCCATTTTTCATAGCGTTTTGTTTTAATGTTAGTAGTCAGGACAGGATTCGAACCTGCAAGACCGAGATTCCTACGGGTAGATAGCTAATCTCCTCGTACCCAGTCGCTATGATATGCGTTGCGTTTACCAATTCCGCCACCTGACTATGTTATTTAATTTGTGAA